TCCTCGACGGGATCGTTCGGGACCATGAGTTAACCGTACTGGCGAACCGCGTTGGCGGCTTCATCGAGACCGAACAGCGCCTCCACACCTACGAGCAGAAGAACCCGCAGGGCGTGAAGAACGCGCAGAAGCTCCTCGAAAGCCGCACCGGCCACGCCGACCACCGCCGCCGCGTCTTGACCCATATCGCCAACCAAGGGTTCGACGGATGGACCGCCTGGACTACTCGCGAGAAGGTCATGATCGGTGCGAAGCTGATCGAACTCATCTGCACGTCCACGGGCCTGATCGAGGTCCTGACCGTTCGGCAGGGGCGGAAGCTGCGCCACATTGTCAGCCTGACCGATCGCTTCAAGACGTGGCTCGACACGCTGAACCTCCAGTCGGAAATCATGTTCCCGGAGTATCTGCCGTGCATCGTGCCGCCGAAGGACTGGGACCGGCTCGTCGGTTGCGGCTACCACACGGACGCCTTCGCGTACCCGCTACGCCTCGTGAAGACCCGCTCGAAGAAGCACATGAAGCTCCTCAAGGACGCCGACTTGTCTCAGGTCTACAAGGCCGTGAACGCAATCCAGCGGACCCCGTGGGCGGTCAACAAGCGCGTTCTCGAAGTGGCCGAACACTTCATGACCATTGGCTCGGGAGTGGCTGGACTGCCTTCGGATGTCCTGCCGCTGCCCACCAAGCCGGTTGACATCGACACGAACGAGGAAGCCCGCAAGGCTTGGCGGCGTCTGGCCGCGATCACCTACGAAACCAACACGTCTCTCAAGAGCCGCAGGGTCCAAGCGCACAAGACCCTCGGGATCGCCAAGGAGTTCTCCCAATATGACGCCATCTATTTCCCCTATCAGCTTGACTTTCGCGGTCGTATCTATGCCGTGGCGTCTGGACTTAACCCGCAGGGAACCGACCTCTCTAAGGCTCTCCTCCAGTTTGCCTCCGGTGATCCCATTGACACCCCGGAAGCCCACCGATGGTTCCTCATCCACGGTGCCAACACCTTCGGCGTCGATAAGGTTTCCTTCGAGGACCGAGTGGCATGGGTTGACGCAAATTGGCGGCGTATCCGCGATGCCGCGCTCAATCCACTAGACGACCTCTGGTGGGCCGACGCGGATAGCCCGTTCTGCTTCCTCGCTTGGTGCTTCGAGTACGTCCGCTATCTGGACGCCCTCGGTTCGGGGCAGACCTTTGTCTCGCAGATCGCAATCGCGATGGACGGCTCCTGCAACGGCCTCCAGCACTACTCGGCCATGCTGTTCGATCCGGTCGCCGGGGAGGCGGTCAACCTCCTGCCTTCCGACAAGCCGAAAGACATCTACGGCGTGGTCGCGGAGAAGGTCATGGAGAACCTTCGCCGTCTGTCTCTGACCGTCCTCCCGGCCCATGCATCCGACGAGGAGCGCCAGCAGCAGAAGTGGGCTGGCCTCTGGTTCGACTACGGGATTGACCGCAAGATCACCAAGCGCCCGGTCATGGTTCTCCCATACGGGGGCACCCTGAACTCGTGCCAGAAGTACGTTGGCGATGCCGTCTTGGAGAAGGGCAAGCTGCCGTTCGGCCAAGAGGAAATTAGCCAAGCGTCTAATTGGCTGGCCTCCCGCGTGTGGGAAGCCATCGGTGAAACCGTCGTGTCCGCTCGTCTCGCGATGGGCTGGCTGCGTCAGGTCGCCGGGGCCGTGGTCAAGGAAGGGCGTCCCCTCCAGTGGACCACTCCGTCCGGGTTCCCGGTCTTCCAGTTCTATCCTGAAATGAAGGAGACCCAACTGGAGTCCGTCCTGTTCGGCAAGCGGTTCCGTCCTGCCATCATGGAGGAGAAGCCCGATCAGATCGACGCCCGCCGTCAGGTGAACGGCGTGGCCCCGAATTTCGTCCACTCCCTCGACGCCTCGGCGCTCGTGCTGACGGTCTGTGCAGCAGTGGACAAGGGGATCACCAAGTTCGCCATGATCCACGACAGCTACGGCACCACCGCAGCCCATACGCCCGCTCTCGCCGCCACGCTCCGCGACGAGTTTGTCACCATGTACGAGAGCTATGACGCGCTCGAACAGTTCGCCCAGTCCGTCATCCCGGAAGGGATTTGGGAAGGCATTCCGACGCCTCCCACGGTCGGCGGTCTGGACCTCGCAGAGGTACGGAACAGCCCGTATTTCTTCGCCTGAAACGTCCCATTATCGGGAGGAAATGGGATTACACCCTAGTTAAGCTCATCGCTTTCCGTCCTCCCGGTTCAATTCACATAGGAGTTCTCATGAAACGTCCCACTATCCGTCTTCACTTCGGAGCATCAAACGATGACATTTCCGTAGACGGCCACACCTTCGTCCGCCACAAGCTGGCGAAGAAGGAACTCACGTTCGTCCGCAACGTGGTGATCGACGCGCTTCTCAAGTGCGGCGCTATCAAGCGGAGAGCGTGGTAATGAACCGCGACAAGTTGAACCATCTGCCGCCGAAGCCGGTAGCACTCGCGGCCCTCAACTTTCTGGACAGCGTGTCGGACCACAACAAGGAGACCCAAGCGGTCGCCCTCGGTGTGACACTCCTGGCCTACGTCAAGCGCCACAACATTGACGTTGGCGATGTCTTCACGGTCGCGAACAACATCCTTCACGACCAAGAGGAGAAGGACCAGAGCATGATTGCTCTCCAGCTATACGTAAGGCACGAACTGTGACCAGATCGTCCCACTATAGGGAGCAATTGAGCCCGCACTACGTCACGGCTCGGCTCCTCCTCAAGAACAACCAACCCCTCCCGGTCGATCTAGCTGCCCGCCTCGAAGCGCAGGGCTACGACCTCTCCAAGATCAAGGAAACCTAATGGCAAAACGAGAAAAGAACCCCGACAAGGTAACGATCAACAGCCCTCGCGGTAAGCTCAAGTTCCCGAAGCTCGACAAGATCGACTACGGCACCGAGAAGTTCCCGGACAAGGACGGCTCCTACAACACCCGCGTCATCTTCGACAGCAACGATCCGAAGGTCCAGTCCTTCACGGAACGGCTCGACAAGATGATGGAGCGGGCGAAGGAACTGGCCGAGGAGAAGTTCGCAGAGCTTCCGGTCAAGGCCCGCAAGGAGCTTGAGAAGAAGACCGGCGGCGCTGGTATCGTGGCCGACGCTCCGTACTCCGAGGTCTATGACGAGGAGACCGAGCAGCCGACCGGCGAGATCGAAATGCGCTTCAAGAAGAAGGCGGGCGGCACCCGCAAGGACGGCAAGAAGTGGAAGGCGTCTCGCCCGGACCTGTTCGACAGCGCCAAGCCTCCGAAGCCGCTCCCGCAGGGTGTCGAGATTTGGGGCGGATCGGTCGCCACGATCAACGCCGACTACGAGCCCTATTTCGTGGCCGGTACGGGCAGTTACGGCCTCCAGCGCCGTCTCAATGCCGTTCAGGTCTTCGAGCTTGTCTCGGCGGGCGGTCAGCGTTCGGCTTCGAGCTACGGCTTCGAGGGTGACGAGGACGGCTTCGACAGCACCGGCTTGGAAGGCTCGACCGAGGATGACGACGCCGACACCTCGGGTGCGGGCGGCTCCGACGATGATGACGGTGACGGCGACTTCTAAGCCGTGGGCATAACCCGGATTAAGCCAGGAACGCGGAAAGGCGTGGACCCTTACGAGAGATCGAAGGTCCACGGCTACCGCTCCGGTCTGGAAGAAAAGATCGCCGCCGATCTGGAGGCGAAGGGGATCAAGGTCCGGTTCGAGAGTATCGCGATCCCATACACTCCCCCGATCAAGACCCGGAAGTACACACCGGACTTCCCCCTTGAGAACGGGATCATCATCGAGACCAAAGGCCGGTTCCTCACCGAGGATCGCCAGAAGCACAAGTTCATCAAGGCCGAACACCCGGACCTCGACATCCGGTTCGTCTTCTCCAACTCGCGGGCCAAGCTCTCGAAGGGGAGCCCGACGACCTACGCGATGTGGTGTGACCAGTACGGGTTCCAGTACGCCGACAAGTCGATCCCCCAAGCGTGGCTCGATGAACCTCCCTGCAAGGTGCGCCTAGACGCCATCAAGCGGGTCTCAATTTCCAAGAAAACCAAGTGACAGCGCGGGGGCCTCAGAGCCCCCTTTGCGCACCTTACGAAAGGAAAATCATGTCCAACTTCAAGCTCGTGAACGACAAGCCGATGAAGACCCTGATCCTCGACCATCTTCTGGACGGTCGCTCGATCACCAACGTCGAGGCTCAGGCCCTCTGGCGCTGCCGTGCCCTGCCGAAGCGTATCAACGAGATCGCCGCCGATGGCTACCC